GCAGTGCTGAAAGCGGTGGCGCTGAAGGGACTCCTGGACCTGCCCCTGAGGGAGAAACCCCCGAAGGTTCCCCCGAAGGTCTTCCCACTGAAGAACCACCGGCTGAAGAACCACCCGTAGAGGAACCCCCCGCAGAGGGAACCCCAATAGAAGAACCTCCAACAGAGGAACCCCCGACTGAGGGGCCCCTAGCAGAAGAACCCCCTACCTCCACCAAACCTAAGAAGAAAAATAGCAAAGCCCACACAGCGATGGACTCCCTATTATCTGATTTGGATTCTGCATCGGCTGAAGAACCTGCAGAACCCGGACCTACAGAACCCCTAGTGGATGAACCAAAAGAGGCCGACAACTCAGGAGAAACCTCCGACGAGGAACTAGATTCCATAATCTCAGAGATGGAAAATAAGGTTAAGGGTAAAAAATAAGCATGAGTAAATCCGATAAAAAAGTGTTCTCAAAAAAAGTCCACGTATTTAAAGCTGGTCCTCAAACTAGCGCACAGGGTGTGCAGAGAAACTTCTCTGCTGACGACCTTAAGGAAGTTGCAAACTCATATGACCCCAAAGTCCATTCAGCCCCCCTTGTAATCGGCCATTCTGGAGATAACGATAGCGTACCTGCTTACGGGTGGATTAAAGGATTCTCTCAGAAGGGTGATGACTTATATGCAGATGTAGAATTTACAGATGTAGCTAAAGACTTAGTTAAGGGTGGTCATTACAGGAAAGTTTCCATTTCCTTCTATTCCCCTGACTCCCCCATTAACCCGCATAAGGGTAAGTGGAGTGCAAGGCATTTGGCTTTGCTCGGTGCTGCGCCACCGGCTGTAAAAGGCTTGGAGCCATTCTCTTTTAGCGAAGAGGAGGGAGTTTTTGACTTTGCGGTGGCCCTATCCCCGGACCAAATTTTTGATAAGGACTTAGGACCGACGCTGCTTATAGAAAAAGGTCCTCTAGAAATGCTAAAAGAAAGACTAGATGAAGTCAAAAGTGAGGTCAACCAGTCCCTACAGCAACTAGAACAAAACCAAGACCAACAAACAGAATCGGATGTCGGTCAAGACCAACAACCTGAAACTACAAACTCGGCGGATCAAAACGCCAACCCCGATAACCCTAATCAGCAATTCTCTGAAATGAAAAAGAACTTGGGGCGCGAAGGCGCTGAAATCACTGAGTCTGCTCAAGAAGTAGCCAATCTAGAAACCAAAGCACCAGAAAACAAGCCAAAAATGTCTAAATCAAAAGCTTCTCCTGAAATTGAACTTGAAGAAACCGAAGAAGATGAGGAGTTCAAGGAAGTTACTAAAGGTGGTAAAAAGTCCAAAATGATGGAAGAATCCCCTGAGGAAGAAGCCATGGAATCACCTGAAGATGAAATGGAAGAAGATTCCAAATACGCCGAAAAAGTCAAAGGCAAAATGACCAAAATGCCAATGGAATCTCCTGAAGATGAATCAGAAGACGAAGGCACCGAATTCGATGAGGGCATTAAGCGCCATGTTTCCAATGGGGCCGGTGGTCAAAAAGTCCAAGTCGTTGAGCAAGTATTTGAGGAAGGTATCGATTCTCAGCACAAGGAAGTTACCAAATCTATGAAGAAGAAGGCTCTTAGCCAACCTGAATCGGAAGATGATGAGGAAGTGGGTGATGAGGAATCTGATTATAATGAACTAGAGTATGATGAAGTCAGTCATAAGACAACTTCTAAAGGCAAAGTATCCTTCGGCACACATAAAGGAGAAACCGGGGACAAAGTAACTGGTCGTTCAGTCACTGCTCGCTCTAAAGACGATAGCTACGGCACCCGTCAAAAACCTGGTAAGGCCCCAGAGGAAGATCGCGAGGGTGTAACTAGCAATGGTGAACAAGACAAGGACCGTGTCAAGACTGCTAAAAACAGCGAACAAGACAAGGACCGTGTCAAGACTGCTAGAGAAGAAAATGGTGACAATAGCCAGGAAGGTCGTTGGGCTGGTCAAGATACTATGGCCAAAGATAGAGACAATGATCAGTACGACGATACCAGCAGCAAGTACCCTGAGAAGCAACGCCCTGGAACTTCCGATGGAAAGGACCCCCATGGCCGCAGTGAAGGACCTACCTCAGTTTCTAACCTCTCTGAGGAAGATCCTGACAACCTCGACATGGCAGTAGATGTCAAATCAGTTAAAGGCAACAAAACTTCCCGCGTCATCCACCAATCATCTAGCGACAAGAGAGCCGCCCTAAAAGGTGGTCCAATTGCCGACCATGCCGAGGGTGGTGAACCCGACGAGGAAGGTGTTGTCCGCGAACCCAAATCCGCCAAGACTTCAAGTGGTAAAGCCCCCCGTGGCCGTGAAGATGGCCCAACCGACTTCCCAACTCGCTCTGAGGAAGATCCCGACAATCTCGACATGGCAGTTGACGTAAAGGACGCTACCCAAAGTGATAAAGTCAGGATTGTCCGCCAGAAGTCTGGTGAGAAAGCCTCTGTCAATCACACTGAAGGCGAAATGTCTCGCCGTAAGAAAGCGGCTGAGGAAGAAGATCCAATGACCGTAACTGGCAAGGGTTCGACCTATAAGGAGCCCAAGGGAGCTTGCTCTACCGGTGAAGATGAAGTTAAGTATAGTGGAATGGGCTCTGCTGGCCAGGCCCGTCCTACTGGATTCCCTGCTCAAATCTATAAGGAGATTGAGGCCCTTAAGCAAGAGAATGATAGGCTTAAGAAGGAGTTCGAAGAGCAGAAAGTTCATGCCCATAAGCAAAGGATTTCCCACTACGTTGAGGATCTTTATAGCGACGGCAAACTAACCAATGCTATCATTCAGCAAGATGAACTTCAAAGTTTCTGCGAGGGACTGGAATTCGGAACCCTAGAGTTCTCTGAAGGTGAGACACCTACATCCAAACTCTTTGGAATCTTAAATCGCCTGCCTAGCATGGTGCATTTTGGAGAGATTGTCGGACCTGAAGATAAAGCCTTCGAAGCAAACATCGAAGACATGGACCCCCATGAAAGGGCCCTCGAAATGGTGAAGCGTGGTGAAGCATCCGATTACTTGGAAGCCATCAAAGTTTGTCTCTGGACTTCTAATTGAGTTAAATGAATCTCCTCTCCCTAATTGGCTCTGTCACTAAAAGGAGGGGAGATTTTTTCTCTAATGCCGAATCCTTGGCCAAAAAGGCTAAAACCATTGAGAACCTAGAGGGTATGATGCTCAAGGAATCTAGGCTTTTGGTTAAGTCCCTTAAGGACAAAGATATAAAGTGGGACGAGTTTTCCCGTTCTATGATTGATAAAACCCTGGAGGCTTCTCTGGCAGGGGTATACCTTGGGTCTACTTCTTCGAAACCTAAAGCAAAATTGGAAAAAGCTTGGCCAACAGTTGTTGGACAATTGGTACCACCACTGTTGAAATTTCTCGATGTGACAAAGGCTCGATTTGATAACAATGCGATTTCCGTAATCGGAAGTGAAATGGATTTTGCATCCAAAAGTATATCAGGCGACTATGACTGGGATATTTTAGAAGACCCCGACTACGATACTGAAAACCCGGATGTCCAAGATGCCATTCAGAACTCAATTAACTCTGGTGTAGGGCAAACTTGGCAGGGGGTTCTTTCTAGGGTGGCTCGCTACCTTGTTACCCCGGCCTACGCTTTTTTCCAACTGGGTGACTATCTAGTTAAGGAAGAACAAGGCCATAAGGAAATGATGCGGGTTGCCAAAAAAGACAAGAAAACTTGCAAAGAATGCAAAGAATATGAAAAGCTAGGCTGGCAACCCATTGGGTCCCTGCCACTTCCTGGACAGAGATGTAGGTGCTATGACCGCTGCCGCTGTCTTGTCGATTATCGGTAGCCCATTAGCTACCCCACGTAAGTGGGGGTAAAATCAATTAACACATCCGCTAGGTAAAAAACAAGTCCTAGAGTAAACCAAAAGTCAACACATATTAAGAAAAAGATCATGAGTCTAAACATTGCACCCGTTTACGCAAAGCAGTTCATTCGTTATGCCGAAACCTGGGAAGCCGCTACCGATAACCAAGATGGCGATATCGGCGTAGTCGAAATTCCTGAGTTTGCCGTTGTTGCTTATGCAACCTATGCCGGAGCTAATAAAGTTTGCGTCCCTGGTGACCTTACTTCCTTTACCGGACCAATCGCTGGTGTCAACCAGTCCTACATCCCTACCGCGCTTGCTCAACCTCACACTGCCCGCCAAGCTTCCGTAGCTACCAGCGGTTCTTTGATCGTTGAAGTCAGTGCCTCTGCTGTCGCTGCTTTCACCCTCAATGGTCGCCTCTCTGTCGGCCCCGATGGTAAGGCGCTCCCCACCGCCAACGGTGGCGTGAATGTTACCCTTGATGGAACCACTCCGCTCATCCGTGAAGTTGTTGAAATCGGTGGCCGCACTGTGGTTATTGCTTCCTTCGCCTGATAATCGGTTAGGTTTTTACTTAGGGGTCCCGAAAGGGGCTCCTTTTTTATGGTTAAGTGCCTATTTGCAAAAAGTGGGTATAACTACAGTGATCCCGGAGTTTTCGGACTTTTGGGGTTAGATTGCTAAGGCAATCTTTGAAGTCAACCTAGAAAAGGAAATCATCTATTATGATGAATCTACAACAGACCTATGCGGGTGTGGACCCAATTTTGACCACACTGGCGCAAGGTTTCATGCTCCCGTCTACCAACATTGCGAATCGATAAGGTTCCCTTCAGAGGAAACTCTGATTGAAAATCGGGTGAATTGCTGGGATACCTGACGGTTTCAGAACCTACTTTTCTGGAACACAAGGCAATCAGCAGCCAAGTTTACTTTGGGCAGTTACCTGCTATAATAGGGGTAACAATAAGTAAAAAGGTTCAACGACTAGAAAGTGATCAACCCAGAAATAATCTTTCCACGAGCGCCCGACTCTCCCTTACATTACCAACGGTATGTAAAGTTTATTAACTCTCGCCCCTCTAGAAGTTTGGTCAAAGAGGGTGGTTTCCATATTCACCACATAGTGCCCAAGTGCATGAAAGGTGGAAACGATG